GCTGCCTTTAGCTTATTGGTGTCGGTAGGCTCGGCATCATCCATCCATCGGCGCAGCCGCTCCAGCACACGGTCACGGTCACTGACCACTGAGGCCGATAAAGACCGCTGATTCCGCTCCCTTTGCTGCTCGACCAATAGGGTGATGGCAGGGTTAGCTGCAAGCCTGCTGGCCTCTGTCCTGATGGCTGCCGCGCTCATATTCTTGCAATCGTACGCTTCCCTGTATGCATCGCTTAGCGTCATGCCAGCGCCACTGCTGAGTGCCAGCGCAAAATGCCGCTGTTTGCTGGTGAGTCCTGACTTAGGTCTGCCCATGTTCCGATACCGTGCTGCCTGTTTGCCGGAATCATACCGCCGCCCACCTTGGCCGTCTGCCACCAGTACCCAGTAACCAGTACATATAAAAAGCTTGACATTTCGCACTTGCCGCTAGGAGGCCCAGAATTGCGTTTTAAGGCCTGTTTTGCCTAAGCCATACATATGCACCAGTTCACCGTAAAAAACGCTTAGACGGGAATTCGTATCTAAGTTGTTGATTACTAAGTACTTTCTACTCATTACTGACTATTTGCTACTTATTTGCCTGTCAATACTTGTATTGCGTACTGGTATCTGCTATTCGCGTGCGCGTTTCATCTAATAGTCGAATCGACTCGGCCCGTGGGTGTGCATCAATACCCCTGTAATTTTTCTCTGGGCTATTCGTTGCATCTACAACCATTAAACATTTACTGGTTACTGGGTGTTGCGTACTGCGTTCATGCGTGCGTATAATCCACTCAACGGCGACGGGGAGCCGTACCCAATCCCGCCATCCACCGGATGCACCGCTCGTACCTGTACAGGGCAATGCGGCATCGGATGCACCCACCAGACGGGGAAATGTTCTGGGGCGTGAGAGGCGAGCAGTGTGCCGTACCGACAATCAATGGGCAGTCACACATGCAGACCAAGACACGCGCTGTTTGCCGCAGCAGCCAGCACTAAAGCATTGGTGAAGGTCTGAGGTTGAACGGCTGGGTGAGGCTCGTACCTGTACAGGGCAATGCTACTCGGTCGGCCTTTGATCCTGACAATGCCCAACGAACTGGGATGCGGCAGAGCTTCGGCTCACCAATGACCACTCACTGAGTGGCTATTGATGAACTGAACTATGGAGTGAGTGATGACACACCAAGAACGACAACGGGTGCTGCGACACAATCGCCGCCGCCTGTTTCTAAACCGACTGATCGAACGCAAGCGTGCAATCGTTGCCAAGATCAGAAACGCAACCCGCAGCCACGGCGCTGCATCAATCGGAGGCTTCTAAGCATGACCAACTACAACGACGGCACTGGCCGATGGCACAGTGAATACATAGCCAAGACCAAGCGCATGGATGATGAGTCGCTGCGCTACGTCATTAGTGATTGCCGCAATGCTATGGACGCAATGCCAGACAATCCTAAGTGCAGACAATATGCGGATGAAGCGCACTACTGCGCGATGGAATTACGCCGCAGACAACATTCCAACTGATGAGTGCCGAATGGTAATCGGCGTGAAACCGTGTAGGAGGCACGGTCTTGGATAACCGACTGAGGATAAAGATGAACGAAAAGCAACAGATAAGAGTAGACACCGATGTGGTTGTGCCAGTTAAAGGACTCAAGCATCAGACATGGGTAACAACAGGCACCGCATTCTGGAAAGGCCACAACGGCGAGCACTTGGTAGAGCTAACCAATCGTGCTTGGTCAGGTGCCGTCATGGATGCCACGGTGTCTGGTGCCCGACTTAAAAAGCTGAACGCCAGACCTTGGGGTTCTGACTAAACATTCCAACTGATGAGTGCTGGCTGGTGACCAGCGTGAAACCGCCCTCTGGGCGGTCTTGGATAACCAACAACCTTAACCTTGGAGCATTGACTAGTTATGACTAAATCAATAAACGCACCTAGAGTCAGCCCTTCTCAGGCTGCACAACTATTACTCGCTCATGCGGTATCACAGTTCTCTGGCGCTAAGCGTCACCTGCCCGTCTACTTGTGGGGCACCTACGGAGTCGGCAAGTCTGCCATCATCAAGCAACTGGTGGCCGCGCTCAGCGAGCGATACGAGCAAGCCGTGGGCCTGATCGACGCGAGACTCTCCCAGCTAGACTTCGCTGATACGCGAGGCATCCCTGACCTAGTGGATGGCATGACCTCATTTGCTACCCCTGACTGGTTGCCTCAAGAGAAGCGCGATGGCGAGCGGGGAATCCTCTTCTTAGATGAGATGCAGCTTGGCAGTGAGTCCACCAAGAACGCCTGTTACCAGCTACTCAATGAGCGGCGCATAGGCGACTACATCCTGCCCAGTGGCTGGTTTGTTATCGCTGCGTCTAACCGTCCCAACGACGGCGCTGGTGTATCTGGCCGCATGGACGCTGCTATCAGCACACGGTTCAAGTATCACTTGGACGTTACCCCTTCCGCTGCTGAGACTAGCGACTACTTTGCAGATATCGGCGTCAACCCGCTTGTTATCGCGTTCTTGAAGTTTCGCGGCGAGGCATCAGGTGATCAGGCTGGACTCATTCACGAGTTCCCCGATGGCGGCACACCTAAAGACAGGGTTGCTATTGCCACTGGTCGCGGCTGGGAATCAGTCTCTGACATTCTCGACGATGGCTTACCCGCTGATCTTGAGCAGATCGCCATTGAAGGGTGCGTCGGTTTCGGCGCTGCGGCTGAGTTTATGGCGTTCGTTCGCACAATGCGTAACCTGCCAGACATCAACTTGTTTCTGTCAGATCCGCACAACGTGCCGCTGCCGAATGAGATCACTACTCAGTATGCAGTGACCGCTGCGCTGGCTGCGCGGGTGACCGCTGACAATCTTGGCAATGCAGTGGTTGTTCTCAAGCGCATCAATGAAGAACTGGTCGAGGTGTTCTGGGCGCTGGCAACGCGCCGTGACGCAGACCTGATGCACACCCCTGAGTTTGTTGATCACAAGGCAACCCACTAAACCCTAACGGGGCTTCGGCCCCTTATTCATTTCGGAGTCAATGACTATGGATAAGATCCAAAACAATGCAATGTTGCTGACCGCAACCATCACCAAGTTCTCTAACACCCGCCGCGACAACGGCATGGCCGATGAGCTTACAATCGCCAAGAAAGCGTCAGCTAACGTCATCAAGGTGACCAAGACGCTGTTTGCCTCGCCCATCATCAAGAGCCTCAACAAGGCTCATGGGCAACTGCGTAACCACACGCTGAACTTCAACACCCTGCCTTGGGATGACGGCGAGCGCCTCATACCCTGCGAGTCCATCGACCCGTTTGAGACTGCATGGGTCAAAAAGAATGACTACATAGACGAACTGAAGCGCGAGCTACGCAGGGAATACCCCAACATGCTCAAGCGTGCAGCCAAGGATCTGGGCGATGCCTTCGACATAAACGACTACCCCACTGCTGAGGAAATACTCGACAAGTACTCTGCAACCTACGCACTCAAAAAGCTGCCAGAGGCAGGTGACCTGCGCGTCAACTTACCTGCCGACAAACTGCAAAAGATTAAGGACAGCATTGAGGCCGACGTTAAGAGTCGCGTCGAGGCTGCTGCTGAGTCTGTGCATGAGCGTGTGGTCGATACGTTACAGGCGCTTATCGACGGCCTAGAGCGTCACGGCACCAAGGCTGACGGTGCCAAGCGTGCGAGCAAGTTCACCGACAACACTGTCGAAAAGATTGAGGAACTGGCTGCTGTGCTGCCCAGCCTCAACATCACGGGCGACCCCAAGCTGACCCAAGCTGGCAACGCCCTGCTGACCAAGCTTGCAGACCTAGACCCAGCCAAGCTGCGCGAGTCCAAGACTGAGCGCAAGGCTGTTGCTGACACTGCCAAGTCCATTGTGGACAACCTCACTGGCCTATGGGATTAACGGAGTAATAGTTATGGATGCTATGCAGATCATTCTAGAGGCGCGTAAGCGCCTACTGAAAACCTTCCCCTACTTTGCTTTTCGCGCTTATCAATTGGAGCTGATCCCCAGCACCAAGACCGCGACGATGGCAACCGATGGCAAGTCAATCTACGTCAATGAGAATTGGGTAGTTGAGCAGGAAAAAGAGCACGGTGTCCGGTTCATTATGACCGTGATTGCCCACGAGGTTATGCACGTTGATGGGTTCCATCACCTGCGTAAGGGCAACCGTGACCACAAGTTGTGGAACGAAGCTGCTGACTATGCAATCAACTATGCGCTGGTGCGTGACGGGTTCGATGTTTTCGGTGGACTCTACAGCACCGACTATATCGGCATGTCTGCTGAGCAAATCTACACGATCATCAGCAAGCCACAGCCTCAGTCTGAGGGCGATCAGCCAAACAGCAACGAAGGCGAGGGTGAGCAGTGCGACGATGGCGAAGGTCAGGCAATGACTGGCGACAACGGCACCCAAGACGGCGACCAGCCTAGCACTGGCGGCGCTGAGGGCGACGGTGAGGGCGACAGTGGCTCTGCTGCTGGTGATGGCCCTGCTGATCCTGACGCGCCTTGGGGCGAGGTATGGGAGGCTGCTGGCGACGATGGGCAGGGTATGTCCGAAGATGCCAAGGCTGCTGCTGAGCGCGAGATCGCTTCGCAAGTGTTTGAGGCTGCTAAGGCCCATGAGAAGATCCGCGACAATGGCTCTGGTCGTGGCGCAAGTGTTGACCAGATCATCAGCGGGTTCTCTGGTGATCCGGTGCCTTGGCACCAGCACCTCAAGTCTGCGTTTGATCAGTTCGTTTTGTCTGAGCATACCTTTGCTCGACCTGACCGACGCCTGATGTCTCGTGGCTTGGTGATGCCCACGCAGAACCGCGAGCCTAACGGTGAGTTGGTTGTGGTTCAGGATGTCAGCTACTCAATGACCCAAGAAGAGTTAGATATGAACGCTGGGCATGTGCAGGACATCATTGATGAAGTGCAGCCTATCAAAACTGTAGTGATCTACTGCCACGATGTAGTGTGCGGTGTCGAAGAGTTCGACAGGCATGAAGAGCTAACGCTCAAGATTCCTGAGTTCGGCGGCACTGAGTTCAATCCACCGTTCAACTATGTTGAGCGCAACGATATCGAACCATGCGCGATGATCTACTTCACCGATGGTTGGGGCGAGGTTGGGCCTAATGCACGGCACGACTTCACCATGCCAGACTATCCGGTGTTCTGGGCAACCACTGACCGCGACCCTATGTGGCGAGGATGTGAGCCTTTCGGTGAGATCATCAAAGTAACCTAGGGGCTTCGGCCCCTTTCATTTAAGTTGGAGAATAGATATGCACCCATACATAACGGTGTCGGTTTCGTTGTCTTGCGCTGCGCTCTCTGCGGCTATGGCGTTTCTAGGATTTGAATACATGCATGAGGGCGTGGGGCTGTACCCTGCAATAGCCTTTCCGATAGCGACAACGCTGTTGTTCGTTCCGTTTTGGCTTGTTTCTGACATTGATGACATCGAAGAAGATAGCGAGGTAATAGAATGAAAAGCATTGAGGGACAACTTAGGGATTTGAGAGAAGAGCTATTTAGCGCATCAGTCAAGGCTCAAGGTCACAATGACCTAGTCCGTATTATCAGAGCGCATCCTAATCGTTACATAGTGTCTGACATACAAGGCGAGTTTGGGTTCGGCTTAGGAGTTAGTCTGGCGCTATCTGAGGGACTGTCAGATCACATAGAACGAGCAGCCAGAATTTTATCTGGCGAGGAGTACAAATAATGAACTCACACGAAGAGTTTGAAAAAGTGAAAGGAGAGTTGGTCGCAGCACTGCCCAGCGAGATAGAAGGGCCGTGGCAGATGTCCATGCTCATTGGCGTCATCATGGCGGCTTACAACGTAGAATCCCCTCAAGAGGCATCGCTGATCTGCGTGCAAGCTGCGTCTGATTATTGCGACTTTCTGGTGAGGCAGGATGAGGAATGCACCTGCCCAGACGAGGAGCTTCACTGATGATTGAGCGCCCCGATAGTTCTTTCCATAACCCTTACGAGTTCGACGCTGACATCTGCGATGACTGCGGTGCTGAAATGCACGAAGAGCAGGACGATGATGGCCGCATGTACTTGTTATGTCCCGAATGTCCGTAGGCATCCACTGGTATGCATAGTTGACCGATGGAATGTTTTGCGGTCTACTTATCGGACTCCTGCGTTTCCATAACCCCAGCCAAGCACCCCCGCTTGGTTAGGGGTTCCCCCCTTCCCTTTTATTGACCAGTCAATAGATAAGGCTTGCGTCCTGCAATCCTATACCCACACCCAATCCGTAAACCTTCCGTAAAAAAATGTATGTCATCCAAACCCATGTACAGGTACGTCTTGCGCCCAAAATTTTAGGGTTACCTATGATTGTGTTTTTCACCACTGTGTCGCACAACACTGCTGTAGGGACACAAAAGGTCTGCGTTGGTTACGAAGCTGGCAACAACGTTACCACTGGAACACAGAATACACCTATGGGCGCTAGATTCGGTTTACGCATTTTTGCGTAAAAATAACCCCAATAAACATAATGCTTTCCGAGGATTTTTTTAGGGTCAGGCTGCCCCGGACTACACATGCCAACAACACTGCTGTAGGTACTCAGTACAACAGGTTGGTTTCTATACAAATTCAAGAACTGCTATCAGCGTGTCGATGTCTGACTGCGAGTCGGTGGGCTGGTCTTCTACTATCATCAGGTAGGTGAGGGTGGCGGCTGGCTCCCCAAATTCTTTTGTAATTTTTCGGAAGGTTCTGCTGAGCATGAGCAGCCTGTCGTTACGGTTGCTGTGACCGCTGCCGCCAAACGTGGAGGTCATGTCTGGCGATTTCAGATAAACACCCGCCTGAACAGCTTGCGAAAGTATTCGCTCTGCCGCTTGATGGTGCCGAATTGTGATTGCTTTTTTAAGTAATAACTTGTCAATAAACATCTGGTCATTGACGCGAGCGCGGCCAACACCACTGTCGGCTTGCTCCAAGCTGATGGCATGACGGCGGTGGAGTGCCGCCGTTCCTATGTCGTTGACCTGCTTAGGTTTCAATGTCCCAGTCATCGTCTGTCTCATGCCAGTCTGGAACCCTAGCGGTAAATGGATCAGGCATGTCCTCTAGCTTCAGTTCGCTGTAGCGCCCAGTCGGTATGTCGTAATCCAAAACGGTGCCGCCCGTTGCTCCGATCCACTTAAACCTAACCTTCCAGACATGTATTTCGCTGGCCTTCTCAGGACTGAGGTGTACCGTGATCCCCAAGTCAGCCTTAGCAAAGAATGCTGCGCTGCCTGAGATGTTCATTCCTTTTGGCACTGCTGTTGTGCCGTCAGGATTGGTTGGCATCTTGGCTGGGTGAGCAATAAACCAAATGTGTATCTGGTTGGCTCTGGCAAACGCGACAAGCCGAGTGAGCATTTCGTTGATGCCCTGATGCTCGTTATCCACCGACTTGCTTTGCGAGATGTAATTGTACGGGTCAATAACTAAGCCTCTGATGCCTAGCCTCATAACAGCTTGCCTAGCTCGGTCTAAGATGCTGTCGATGGTCGCAGCCTCGCCGCCGCGCTGCTCTAAGAACAAGAAGTGATCGTTGACCCATTTCATCGCAGACACCGACTCAACCCTGCTCATTCTGTCAGGCATCCCTTCAAAGAACGGCTTGCCCACATACTTTTCACTAAGCTTGGCAATGTGCAGCGGGGGCGGATTCTCAAAGCTAGCAACAGCAAACCGCCACCCATCAGACTGCGCTAAATTAACCATTATCTGGTCAATAAACTCTGACTTGCCAGATCCCGGCAATCCAGTGACCACAGACAATTGCCCCGGCACCACAGTGAACAGCTTATCCACAGACGCCAGCCCAGTAGACAGACCGCCCACCAGTCCCTTGTCGTAGAGGTTGGCAATGTCTAGCGCATAGTCATCCGCAGAATAAACGCCCTCCAATGGCATAGCCGCAGCCTGATCTATCGCAGAAGCGAGCGCCTCTGGCCCAAGCTTTTGCAGAACATCGTTTGCATCTTTGCATTCATCAGGCCAGTCAACAGCCCAGCACTTAGCCCTTCCGATTCTTCTCGCCAGTTCCTCAGCAAGAGCAACGCCAGCGTCATCGCCATCAACAGCAATGACCACTCTGTCTACCCGCTCAATCAAATCCTTTGCCGCCCAAACATAAGAAAACTTATTGTCCTCCTCTGGGCTTGGCTTCTTATCTGAAACTTTGATCGGTGCGCCGTTGGGTACGCTAACGCAGTAGTCGATCCCTGCTGTGGCACACGCCAGTAAATCCATTTCGCCCTCGACAATCACAAGGACTGTCGCATCGTCCGAGATATGCTCAACACCCCACAGGGTTCTCGCCGCCCCGTCTTGAGTGAACGCTTTGGATTCTATGCTTCGCCACTTCACGGCTTCTTTGTTGCCGTAGACAAAACCGATGGCGCTTTGCTCGCCGTGGCCGTGGAAGAATTTTTTACCATTTACCACTGAATACTTGTCTGCCAGTGCTGGGTTGATGCCCCGCCCCGAAAGATATTCGCTGATCAATTCTTTGTTGGTTGTCTTGGGAACAGATATCGCCCTGATCTTAGGCGCTGGTTCTCGGTAGTCAGGATGCTTGGTCTTGCCTGTTATCCCGCAATGGTGGCAGTAGTACAGCGTGGTGTTACCGTCCATCGTCAGGCTGAGAGTTTTCTGTCCTTTTTTCTTTCTGCTGCTGCCGCATGATGGGCAGACAATTCTTGTGTCCTCGGTGTACTGGACTAGGATTGAATCCAAGTCTTCTCGATTTAGCATTTGCACTCCTGCTTTTGCTGTGGTTAAAATCAACCGTCAGGTTGTCTTAGGAATATGCCAAGCCAAGCAAATGCTTAGCTTAGAAATTACCTTAAAAATAATTAGGAAGATGCCTAAGTAGGCATATTCCTAAGGAACTCCTCCTCTATCTCTTCTACTAAGTCATTGACGGCTCTTGTTCTCTGCACCCCATCAAGCCTCGCCGCATCAAGGGCTTTGCGCCTCAACTCAAGCGGGTGTTCTACCCGTATCCCTGCTGCTTGCTTTTCATCGTAAAAGAATTTGATGGCATCAATACGCTCACGGGCGCTGCTGCCGTCTAAGTCCTTAACTGTCTGCAAGATCATTTTTCTCTGTAACCGTAATTTCTGCTCTTGGGTTATCACGATCTAGTCCCCAGAAAATATGCTTCTCTTTGACCTGCCTATCGTTCTTGTAAATCTTATCTTGCATACAATCTAAGATTACACTTTCATCTAGGTCAGGTCTTCTTGTTGCGTAAAAAATAGTTATTGTGACCGACAAATCCCCTTCCAACAATTCTTGTAAGACGGGGCACTGCTTGTCAAACATAGCTACATAGTCTCTAGCTTTCTTGCTTTTGATAAACGCTGGTCTACCGCGTATTGTCACAAGCTTTCTGCTGTTCGCTTTCGACGCGGGTTCACCATATATTTTCAAGTCTACTGTTGTCAACGTATTGCGTTCCTGATACATTCGGATTTCACTTTAACACACACTTGTTGGACTCATGGCTAGATTAAAAAATTTCTTACAAGAACTAGAGGACACTGGAGTCATAACTTATGACAATTCAAAACGACAGTTTGTTGGTATTGGAGGACAATGTCCCCTTACCAAAAGACAACCGGATGGGTACGGGCGAAAGCCTCCCCAGCAACTTCAAAGAAATCATCAGCCAGATGAGGGTTAACCAATCATTCTTTATTGAGACTCATAACGAAAATCACCGCAAGGCAAAGACCAACGCAATCAGGTCAGCGATACGCAGACTGCAACAGGATGAAAGCTCTCATGTTTCGATGGATACGAAATTTTCTGTCAGGAAATACGAAGACCCCCACTCAGGGCGAAGTGGACTCAGGGTTTACCGAGTCGCCTAATGAACAAACGCAGGAGTGCAACATGTTCAAAATCGAAGAAGCGCCTAAACCGCCAACGAAGGAATCAATACTTCGGGCTGAGTTTATGGAAACAATTGAGCAGCTTAAATCTGGTCAGTATTTTGATGTACCTTACGACTACGAGGGTCTGGGTAAGGAAAATGTGGTGCGTTGTGTCCACAACTATTTGGGTCAGTTCCGCAAAACCGTGCCAGAGGGAGCCGTTGTCTATTACAGGACGAAAAACTGTAAGGAGGAGAAGGGCGGTTACTCCAGAGTCACCATGTACGAACACGCTGAGTAGTCGGTGAAGATAACCAATCAGTTCAACCTTCCGCAGATTGTTGTAGACGCTCTAACGCAGGATGATTACACAAAAGGCAAGTCCAACAGGTCAGTGACTCAGTTGATCGACAGCCCAAGGGTAGCCATCTTGCAGCGGGAGCATGAAGACGAGATGTCTCAGGATGTGGTCGATTTTCTCTGGTCACGCTTCGGCACTAGTGTTCACGGCATGTTTGAGAAGGCTGTCGAGGACACCACTGCTGTGGGCGTTGTATCAGAGGAGCGGCTGTATGCTGAGGTGGAGGGTTGGACGATCAGTGGCGCGATTGACTTGCAGGAACTGCACGACGATGGCGTATTGGTAAGTGACTACAAGGTGACTTCTGTCTGGTCTGTTATTCACGACAAAACCGAATGGCACAATCAACTCAACGCATACGCTTGGCTTGTGAGATCTGCTAAAGATTTACCAGTCAAAGGGTTAAGGATTATAGCGATACTGCGCGATTGGCAGCGGCGTAAAGCTCAGATGGAGCCAGACTACCCAGACTCACCAATCCATATTGTAGAGATACCAATGTGGAGCGTAGAGGAGACAGACCAGTACATGCTGGATCGGGTGCTGCTGCATCAACAAGCTGAGTTTGATCACATGACTGGAGGCGTGTTACCGCCCTGCACAGGAGCCGAGCGTTGGGAGAAGCCAACCACCTATGCTGTGAACAAAAAAGGCCGTAAACGGGCTGTGCGCGTCCTAACGTCAAGGGATGAGGCCGAAACCTACATCAAATCACTTGGCAAAGACCACTTGATCGAAGAGCGGGTAGGCGAGTCTACTCGGTGCGCTCAAGATTGGTGTCGTGTTGCGAGGTGGTGTGATCAAAATCAACTGGAGACTTGATGTGGAAACGGACAAAGGCGAGCTGCACATGCACTTCAGCTATGACTCAGAAACCGGAACTCTTTCAACTGTGATTGAGCCGATTGAGCCAGAGCTAGTGACTGAAGCCGTGTATGAAATCATGCATTGGTGCGAGACGTTCTTGCACAAAAAGCCCAGATTAGTGGAGGAAGATGATGATCGGGACTGACAAAGAAACCTATGAAAAGATGGTCGCTGTGTTCCAGATAACGCAGATACCAGCACTGAAGATGTCCACCAACAACGGGCAAGCCTCGTTCACTTGGGTCAAGGGCTTCATAACAGGCTTTCCGATGGCGCAGTTTTACACGCTGGAGCCGATTGAAATAGCAATGCTGATTGAGGCTGCTCTAGAAGAGTTCTATAGCGTCCCGAAGAAGTATTACCGAAACAAATTTACGGGGTTCAAAAAAGACCCATTCAGTTCTCAAAACTAACCCATAGCAGGAGTGCAATATGGAAGCTAACGTATCGCTACGCGATATCTGGGATACCCTATACCCAGTCAAATGCGGTGAGGCCGCTAAGCAAAAGAACGGACTAACGTACCTACCTTGGAATGAGGCATGGCGGTTGCTGATGATGCATTACCCCACAGCCCACTACGAGTTTGGCGAGATTGAGATCCACGGTGACGGATCGCAAACTATTCACTGCACAGTAGCTATAGAAGGCCACGCCCGTCATATGTGGTTGCCTGTGATGAACTACAAAAACCAAGCCATTCCGAACCCTAGCGCCCGTGACATCAGCGACACCAAGATGCGTTGTTTAGTCAAAACGATTGCCATGTTCGGACTTGGCTTTCACATCTTCCAAGGTCAGGTGCAGCCGGAAGATACATGGGATGACACTGAGGCTGAACAACCTGTGGCTGAACAAAAGCCTAAGGCCAAGCAGCCGCCCAAAAAGAAACCAGAACCAAAGGCAGACGCTGGTGATGCAGAAGAAGAAGAGTTTTATCTTGCCTTCAATGCTGAGCAAGCGGATGGCTGGGTAGACATGATGATCTCAACAGTTGAGGGCATGGTCGAAACTAAGAAGGGGCTGCGTAGCATGTGGGAGGCAAACAAAAAAGCCGTAGACCACATTCAATCCAAGTTCCCTAAATCCTACGACAGACTTGCGGCTGCTATGAAGGCGAAGCAGGACGAACTTAACAGCAAGGAAAAAGCTAATGGCTAGTTATCCAAAAGGCGAAGGCGGTTTGTGGCCTCACAACAAAAAGAACGAAAAGCACCCAGACTTTAGGGGGCACATCTACATCACCCCAGAGCAGTTAAAGCTTCTCTTGGAAATGTACAAGGAGAATCAGGCGAGTCCAGATCCTGATTTTAAGATGAAGATTGATGTGGGCATGTGGAACCGAGTGGCGAAGCAAACTGGCGCTGAGTACAAATGGCTCGGCACTGAGGTCTACAAAGCGCCCAAGGAAGAGGCTCCGCAGCAACAGGCTGATCCGATTGATTTTGACGAAGACATACCGTTTTAAGGAGTAAACGATGCCAATAGTGGTAAAGATTGATGAAAAAACAAGGATCACCTCTGATCCTTTGAACTGGATAGTGCAGAAGTGGATAGGCAATGAATGGAGGTCTAAAAGCTGGCACCCCAATTACAGGTCGGCACTGCTGCATCTTGGCGAGACTATGGTTCGTGAAAGTAACGCTGAGGATCTAGCTGAGGCCTTAGATCGTGTTGAGGAGGTAATAGACAAGCTTGTGGAAGCGCACAAGGATGTCATAGCGCCTGTAACGGACGATGAAGGGTTCTTGGTCGATGCGTCTTGATATCAAAGGCGCTGGTGTTGGGGAGATACTGGGGCCGATATGCGCCCTAGTTCCCAACCGTAGCACTGAGATCATGGAGTTGTTCTTGAAATGCAAGAAGGGCTTAGTGATTGAGCTAAAGCCTGTGCAGAAGAGCAGAAGCAGGAATCAGGAAAGCTATTACCGTAAATGGTGTAACAGCTTTGCAGATCATTGCGGCATGACGCCCGATGAGATGCATGAAGAAATGCTGTGCATAACATTCGGCAGTGAAGAGGTTCAGACTAGGTTTGGGCCTAGACGCAGGGCGGTGAAACGCAGCGGTGAAACCAGCGTAACAACATATGCACGGTTAATAGATAACCTGATCAATACCGCAGCGGAGATGGGGTTTAAGATCCCAACGCCAAGATGAGGCCTACATACGAAACCAATGAAGACATCGAATACGAGTCTCATGTTGCTGGCTTGTTTGCGAGCAAGCACAACATGCAATGGGTAAGGAATCCACCAAAGTATCCAATAGACATTAGCTTCAGACGAGGGCCAGATATTGTCTTGTTCGCTGAGATCAAGTGCCGAAAGGTACGGAAGGATGTCTACGAAACCTACATGATATCGGTATCAAAGGTTATGGCGGCTAAGGCTTTGACTGATGCAACTGGGGTTCCTTGCATATTGATTGTGAAATGGAAGGATCAGGCTGGGTGGATTAACTTTAAGGAAAAGCCAAACGGTGTCGGTT